TGCTGTTGCTGCTGTTGTTGCTGTTGTTGCTCATCTTGAATTGGCTTGAAAATATTTTCATTGTACCAATCACGAACAGCATCCATATCAACCAAAGTAGAATTATACCTACTGGGAAGCATATTTATCAAATCATCATCAGACAGATTATTACGCTTACTTGCAGGCATAGGTTGCAAGAATGACATAATACGATCACGCTCAAGCTGAGTAATCGAACCAGTCAACAACTTAGTAACAGGGTTAATAGGTAATCCTGTAGTCGGATCAGTTGGAAAAACAACCTCTTGAAGTTCAGCTATCTCAGCATTGAGAATAGGAAGATCTTCATTCGGAGAAGTATCAGCCAAAAGAATTTTCTTCTGGGAAGAATCCAAGTAAGGATAGTAAACATCGATAATATCCATAATTAATAAAGTTTAGAATTAAACACGAGGCATGCCGTCTTCAGTCATGTCAGACACTTTTTCAATATTGAAATGAGCGTAACCAAACATACAGTCAGTGACTTCAGTTCCATTGTAATTAACCGCAAAAACACTGTCAAGCCAGTGAGGATTAATCTTAAGAGCAGCTATATTGAAAGTATTCAACTCATCAGAACCACGAGCACGGGCAATACTCCAGTAACTAAGAGGCTCACCGTTAGCAAATTGACCGTGATTAATGTCGAAAGCAGTCTTATATTCAGAATATCGAGGCTGCCAACCGTACGACTTATCTTTTGAACGGTTAAGAGAAACAAACGCAGGAATGATAGGCTGCATACCGAGGTTTTCGAACTCTGGAACAAAGTAATCACCGCGTGTTTGTTTAGCAACAAACGGATCAAGGCGCATACAATCATACTGCATTGCTGGAACTACACTATAAATGCACATAAGAACGCCAGGCTCTTTAGCATCAAATTGTATTTCTCCATAACCAGAACCAGTACCTTTACCAGTAATTTTACCAAGGTAGCCAGCAAGCTTAGCGTTACCAACTTCAGATACATTGGGGTTAGTCGTTCCACTGGTCTGGGTAACGTCACCAACTTGAACGTTACTATCAAAACCACCAAGATAATAAACTTGTCCGTCTCGACCTTCTGAAACAGTCACACCAAAGTGCGCCTCGATTTGTTCAGCATACGTTTTGCCAGCTCGCATAGATATTGACAAAAGCTTGTCAAGAGCAAAAGCAGATCGAATAGAAGAAACAGAAATGGCATTCGGATCAGTAAAATTTAAAATAGCAGAATTACCAGAGGCAGTATAAGGACCAACGGAAGAATCATCAGAAACTAGAAGAGCATCACTCAAAGAAGAGGAATTGAAATCAAATAGAGGTTTAGGCCTAAGATTAGTATAAAAATCAAGAGGCGCGTTTCGATAATGAAGATTAAGATACTTCTTAAACTCATCAGCGGAAGGAGTAAAAGTACCTTTTTTATGGTCGATGTTAAACGAATAAACATCAACAGCTTCGTAAGTCGAATTACGGTAGTAATCCGAATAGATCTTGTTATAAGCAAGCAAACGGAAAAGATTTACATTACCTTCATACAACAAAGGTATAGGAATCTTAGAAGATGTAATAGGCTTACCGTAACCGAGCAAATCCAACAGTCTACATGAATTATTAGACTGGGGATAACCGAAAATGTCCTTATCAGTTCGTTCACGAACAAACTTGTACATCTCAGACAACTTGACGTTTGGAACAGAAGACAAAGCAATATCACCAGCAGCGGAAGAAACGACAGACGAACGATAATCGTTCATACTTGTAAGAAACTGGTCATACTGATGCCACAACTGGGAGTAGGGAACAAAAAAGAACTCGTAAACACCACGCATCGAAATGAACGCAGCAGAGTTCATGGGCATTGTACGCATAAAGTCCTGAGCTTGTATTCTGATATGATCGTGAAACATCAAATCAACAGACAAGACAGGCAAAAGAGCACCAGCAGGAGCAGTGTAAAGGTGCTTCTGCGACAAATCGAAAGCACTACGAGGGCGATTTGCTCTCGAGGGCTTAATCTGAGGAACTTTTTTTACACTCATAATAATTTGATTATAGAATAAAACAATATAGAAAGGTGGGATATAAAAGATCCAACACCATAACCTACAAAAAACGATAATATAATATTACGCATATCAAGCAATCTGACGTGAACCGAAAACAAACGTATTTTTGACTTTCTTAGACTTATTGCGCTTAAGAAGCATCAACTTTTGTTGAGCTTCATAATTTTTGAAATATTGAGTTTCATAAAACGAATTAGCAAAAAACTTATCATAGTCAAGAATTCCATG